GCTTGGATTCTTTATCAGGCATTGTGAATTTCATATCAAATTTAGCTAACCACTCTGCATAACTAATGTGATTGAACTTAGAGTACTCTTCAGCAACAGTACCCATAACATCATCACCATAAGTAACAACAGAACATGCATCTTTGAAATTTTCATCACCAGGATAAATGGTATGGAAGCAACATCGCATAAGTAACGAATTAACAAGAGAATTAATTATAACTGTAAGGTTTTGTCCCGAAGGATTAGTTCCAAACAGTTGAATCAAATCTCCATTATACGCTACAACAGGATATACAACTTCACTAACCATCATACGCATCAAATGTAAGTCTTCCGCCGAATACATACATTTTTCTGCGATGTCAATCAAAATATCAAAAGCAGCAATAACAACTTGTGCAGGCATACGCACATCGTACTTGCTATAATCACCTGCAAACACTCTATCACGACCTTTTGACATAGCACTATCCCATAGTTCCTCCCACTCTAATCCTTCTGCATTAACGCCAACTGCGCATTCATATGATATGGGATTCATTTGAATAATTCGCACTAACGGTAAAAAGTACATTCGAATAATGAGCTGTAAAACTAAAGGCGCGCTCTGAAAGACTCGCACTTTGTCCTTTTCAAGCTTTGTTGCTTCGTCTTTGAGGCAGGATTTCCATATGACATAACATCTAACTCCGGAACGCAACGTTTCCACAGTTAAGTCAAATTCTTTCCAAACTTCATCGACGAACGTCCTAGGCTTTCCAATATGTGGATAATCATCCGGATTTAAATCAATCAACAACGGATGTTTGGATCCACTCAATGGGAAACCAGGAGATGTATTAAAGTTCATTGGATCTATAAATTTCTTACCCATGATACCGGAAACGGTTTCAACTCGAGAAAGAGGAGACACAGAAAACAACTCTGGGATATTCTTCTTCAAGTTTTGGGTTATAGATTTCATAGAACCAACAGCAGTAACTAAAATACTCCCAACAGGCAAACTCGGTACAGCAGAGTGTACCAAAGTAGCTTGATAAGGATAATTCCCCTTTCCTTTCATCTTTGGCGGACCCCACTGCTGTGGTATGCCAAAAACTTTCTCAACGGCACCGGAAATCAACGTGGGAACCACATTAGAATGAGGTGTTGCCTTACCGACTGTAGAACCATATACATCAACACAAGCACCAGCTGTAAGAAAATTAACAGCACTCTTGGGATGTATGTTAGTATCGGTCAAAATGGAAACACCATAACTCTTATCTGGAAAATCTCCCATGTGAGTTTCTAAAAGATCACCGCAAGAAGATGATAGTACAACGCCATGCACAGTAGCTAACTCTTTAAGAGCTAAGTCAGCTTGAGCACGGGTAAGAGTACCACAACCTCCAAGTTTACCTTTGCCACCAAGATGAAATCCCAGAATTGTGGAACCCTTCATATCGCTAATCAAAGGGGACATACACATTCCTGCTTTAGTTTCGGTTTCGAGATTATAGTAACCACCCATAAAGGATGATTCCGTATGAACAACTCGAGTAGAACCCCGAAATAAAGTTGGTAACATCGACAAATCAGTATCCATTATATCTCTAGTAATCAATCGGGCATCGCAAGATTTTATAGAATTACCCTCAGGAAGGAATTTTCTAAAATCTTTCATGGATCCACCACTAGTAACAAAACATAAGGAAAAATCTGTAGACGGTATCTTAACATGGTACCTGGAAGAAATTTTGTCTCTAAAGAAACTACCCACTTTATCTACACCGTTTTTATAACACCTTATGTCGATATCACGATCACCATGTTCATTTAAGAAATGAGTTGGCAATAACATAAAATTCGACGCAATATAAAAACCTAAAGATGTCTTGCTCTTATCAGAAACTACCCCTACTAAATTGGTCTTCATCGAAGCCGCCAAATTAATTGGGGTGGTAGTCTTAGACTCGCTAGACATGGGTAGAGTAGTGGTTTGAACTTTCAACCAAGGATCTGTAGCGTTATCACGATCCTGAATGTCAGAAATACGTTCAGGAGAGAGACCGCTATTGGCTTCAAGAGATGCCTTCTTAGACCGCAAAGTGGCTAAGATAATACCAATGGCGCCAAGGCCAATAATACCATACTTAAACTGCCAACTATTAGTATAAGTAGAAACAACATCTTTCAACTCCAATATCCTGTTTCGAATCATGTGTTTATATGTCTGGATAGTAGCGCAAGTATAAAAATACATGCAACTAGGCGAGACAAAAAGAAATAGAATCGATAAACGAGGAATTCCATACATAAGCACTAACATCATAGCAAATATAAAGGAATTTCCAGTAATCAATGATTTCTTAAGGTCTTCTCTCCAGAAAATTAAACCTATCTTCAAAACACGTGGATGACAAATATAACGCTCAGGAATAAAATCTAGTCGATCCCAAAAATCACAAATAGAACTGGCAATCAAGATTGTAGAAGTAGAAGCTTTGGCATAATACCTTTGGAGTTGCTCAGCTTTGGCATGGTACATCGATCGCGCACGACCTGCATATTCCCATTCACCAGAGTGAGGTTCCAAGACTTCTTCTTTTTCCATTTCAAGACCTAACTTTTCATAATCTTCAGCATTAACAGTTTTAGGACAATCACAATAAACCATTTCACAATGTTCGCATTTAGTAGGAATCTCTTGTTGACGGGCAATATAACTAGCCTCTTCATCA